GGTCGCCACCTCGAGGCGTTGAAGGATCTGGTAGTTGATGCGGTCGATCGTCGGGAGGTGGCGTTCGTATTCGCCCCATGTGCGGCCGTAGATGTCCGGCTGGTTGGGGAACTCGACGACGGGGACTACACCGGCGGCGGCGCGTGGTAGCCGCGACGGCGGGTCGGTCCAGTTCCACGAGTCGAACGTCGTGACCGGTTCGTACGCCCACGATTCTTTTTGGTCGGGGCCGGACACGGCGCGTCGCACCTCGCCGGGCAGGTAAAGCCATGCAACCCAGCGGTCGAGGATGTCGTCGAAGTAGAGTTTGAGGGCGGCGACGGGCTTGCGGCGGTAGCGGGGGTCGTACGCGACGGCAACCTGGCGTGGGTCCTCGATTGTGATGAGCGGCTCGCCGCCTAGTTCGTCCTCGGGGCCGCCGACGATCACGAACGACTTCCCGAACTCCAATGACGCCCGGTGAACAAGCGACGAGTCGGCGTCAAGGCTGTTGGCTTGCCAGATGCGCCACGCATCTTTGTCGCCGCCCTCGTCTGATTCGGAGCCGGTGCGGAACCCCTGCACCTTCATGCGTTCGCGGCAGGATTCGACGATGATTTCCGCCCAGCACATGCGGGATAGGTTCATGAGCCGCTGGTAGGCGAGGCGGACCGCTTTGGTGGCGTTGACGGGGATGTCTTGTTCGTTGCGGTAGTAGTCGTCGAGGGTGCAGTAGTGGCCGTGCCGCTCTCGGATTTCGCCCGCGAGGCGCTTTAGCCACCAGCCGCCCGAGTACACCTGCGACGTTTCGATCATCGGATTCTCCTGGGCGCCGTTGTGGCGGCGACGCGTCCCGCACCCGCGGCGACGGCGTCGAGACGAGCTTGCCACGCGAGGACGGCGGCCACCGCGGCGTCGATCTTCCGGCGTGACTCGGGGTGTTCTTTGGCGATCGTGATCCCCGCCGTGGTCGCCCGGCGCCGTGCGTTGAGTACGTGGCGTGTCAACGCGTACGAGCCGTCGTGGGATAGTTCGCGGTCTATTACGGCGCCGTGGAACTGTTCGAGCGCTGCGACGACTTTGGTTGTGCGTCCGCCGAGCATCCACCATTCGCAGGGGTGTTCTCGGGTCGCTTTGATTTTGTAGCTGATGCCGTATTCGGCTTCCCACAGGGCGACGTGTGTTTCCCATTTCGCGGGGTCGGCGTAGAGGCCGACGACTTCGTAGCGTTCGTGGGCGGCGCGGACGGCGGCTAGGACCTCGGTGACGGGGACGGTCCATTCCCCGGCGGCGGTCGTTTCGGGCTGTTCCCAGACGGCGATGGGGAACACGTGGCCGTCCTCGATGCGGCATCCGACGAGGGCGGTTGCGTCGGTTACGCCCTTCGCTCTAGAGCGTGACCCGTCGAAACCGAGGGTGATGGGTGTCTTGTCGGTGACGATCTCGAGGGGTTTTGCTACGGCGTCCCATTCGGGGGCTGATAGCCATGCGTCAGACGCGGCGGCGATCTGGTCTAGGTAGAACCGCCTTGAGTCCTCGGGTGGGGTCGACGGGTCCCAGACTTCGTCTCGGATTCTTGCAAGGTCCACCCATACCGAGTCCCCATACGCTTCACCCAGGCCCGATAACAGAGACGCCTCATCTCCCATGTCGGTCTCAGCATCCGCTTCCCTTGCGTCGTAGAGGACGGACCCCATGGCCCGCCCCTCGGTCATGGCTAGCCAGGCGAGGTAGGACCGTTCGGCTACCGAATCTTCTCCTACGGCGTGCGCGTTGGTGGTTTCGAGGCATCGGGCGGACCCGTCGCGGGATTTGCCGAGGTTGCGGCGGTTGACGCGGTCTAGCGCTTCGCCGCCGTTGGTTTTGGTCCACAGGTGCGTTTCGTCCTCGATGACGAACGTGGGCCGCGCGCCTTCTGCGGTCGGCGCCGACGCCGAGATCGGGTCGAGGCGTCCGCCGCCGTAGGTGTAGACGCGTGTGAGTCCGGGGTCGACGCCGTACGTGTCTCCTAGCGGCCCCTCGCCGATCATTTGAAGGACCATGCTCATCGTGTTGGTTGTCTGGCGTTCCGAGACGCCGGATAGCTGTATCCACGCGGCGGACACTTCGCGGCCTACCGCCTGGCCACGCTCGTAGCGAACTTTGAGGCGCCCGTAGGTGACGAGTTCGCCGCCGTCGGCCCAGTAGTCGAACCGACACGGTCCGCACAGTTCGAATAGGGCGATGGCGGCCACGAACGGCGATTTCCCCCAGCCTTTGGCGCGTCTGAGGATGCCGCGGTTGTATTTCCATCGTCCGGTTCCGTCGATCGCGTACCACCAGATGAGGAAGCGTTCTTGTTCGGGTGTGAACCGCCAGGGGTCACCGGCGTTCGGCCCGTCTGGTTGCACTAGATGCGTTTCGGACCAGGCGATAGCTAACCCTCCCAACGAGCGGTTCTGGTCGGGGAGTTCGTCGGGGAGGGTTAGTACCGCTGTCATTGGGCGCGTGCCGCTTCGTAGCCGCCTAGGTGGCTAGCGATGTTCGCGTAGAGGGACATGGCCGCTACCCACAGGATCGAGTCCTTCCACCAGAGGAGGGTGGGCACTAGTAGTGCCGCCCAGGTCATGGCGAGGGCTAGGTGGACTTTGGCGTCGGTGTTCACCCGCCGATCTTGCGGATCGGGGTGACGGTGGCGTCATCGTGGTCGGCGCCGTCGACGTCGACCCAGCGGATACGGGTCGTGAGGCGTGCGTCGGCGGTGGTGCCCATCTTCGCTTCGCGCATCCGCAGTTCGGGGAGGCACATGAGGCGTTTGGTTCTGATCCACTCGGCGTGGATGTGGCCGGTGTCCTTGGCGTACCGCCAGTCGGTGTCTCCCCAGCCGACACAGTGAGGCATTTTGACGAGGAAGTTCCACCATTCCATCGTCTCGAGCGGCCAGTCGGGGTCGGGGTCGACGGGGATCGGCCCCTCGTATGGGACGTTCGGATATTCGGTGAATCGGTGGACGGGGTTGTTGTGACGGACCGGCCCACCCGAGGGCCGTCGGCCTGCGGGCATGTTGGTCTCCTTCTTATCGGGGCCTGCAGCGCAGGTAGATCGTCCGGTCGTGTTCGCGTCCGGCTGTGGTGGTGACGTGGTTAGTGAGTTCGTACTCGGCCGAGTTGGTGCAGCCGTCGACCCAGATGGTGGTGGTTGTGTTGTCCCACGTGCTGTTTGTGAGGACGGGTCCGGTCGGCGTGATCGTCCACGTCGATAGGAGGATCGTGTCGGTGCCGAGCCATGCCGCCCAGTCGCAGCCGTAGTCAAGTTTCGAGTCGGCGTCGATGACGAAACTCATCCGGGGTCCTTGGGTGTTGCGGTGACGCGGATCGTGTCGGGTGTGATGGTCACATCTTGCCGCACAACCTGCTCTGGCGTGTCGTCGTCAGGTTCGGGTTCGTCATGTTCGGGTTCGTCGTGGTCGTGTTCGGACATGGAGTCCTCCTAGGGGTTGACGGTGACGGTTTCGTTCCGGGTTGGGCGTGCGATCCGGTCTGCGTCGGACGGGTACGCGATGCGGTCCCGGTCGGCGGGTGCGACCACGGTACGAGATTGCCCTCGGATGATGACTAGTGATCTTGCCAGGTGGTGAACGAACGTGGAGACGTCGCCGTCGTAGACGGTCGCTGCCAGCGCGACGCTCGCCGGTGTGAATCGTGCGTCGGCAACTATCGAGTTGGCGTTGACGATGGCCGCTATGGAGACCGTGGCGGGCGTGGCGGTCGCACCGGTCCCGGCCGACACGGTCGGGGCGTTGACGTTGACGGCGGGCGAGACGGTGGTGGGTGTGGTGGTCGCCCCAGCGGTCGCGGTTGGTGCATTGACCGCGACCGCTAGGGCGAGACTGTTGGGGTTGATCGTGACGTTCCCGCTGGCGGTAACCGACGGGGCGTTGACGGTGACGGCTAGGGCGAGTGTTGCTGGGGTGACGGTCGCGTCGGTGTGGATCGTCGGCGCGGTTGTCGTGACCGCTAGCGCCGTGGACGCCGGGGAGACGGTCGCGCCCGCCGACGCTGTCGGAGCGTTGACGACCACAGGGAGCGCAACCGTCGAGGGGGTCGCGGTCGCTCCGGTCCCGGCCGACACGGTCGGGGCGTTGACGGTCGCGGCGAGTGCCGTGGTGGTCGGCGTGGCGGTAGCACCGGCGGTGGCGGTAGGCGCCGGGACGACGACGACGAGTGCGAACACCTCGTCGTATAGGGGGTCGCCGTTCTCGTCTAGTAGTGGGTTGCCCGCCTCGTCGAATAGGGGGCTTCCTTGTCCGGTCGCGGTTGCGTCGAACCGCGGCGTGTTGACGGTGACGGCGAGTGCGACGGTCGACGGGGTGACGGTGACGTTCCCGCCAGCGGTTACGGATGGGTCGTTGACAACCGTCGTGAGGGCGACCGAGGACGGTGCGACCGTCGACCCCGCGGTCGTGGTCGGCGCGTTGACCGTCGTGGCGAGTGCGACCGTGGCCGGGGTGACGGTGGCGTTACCGCTAGTGGTCGGCGCGTTCGTCGTGACGGCTAGCGCGACCGTCGACGGGGTGGCCGTAGTCGCGACGGTCACCGTTGGAGCGTTGACCGTCGTGGTGAGGGCCACCGTCGACGGCGTGACCGTCGCCCCGGCGGTCGTGGTCGGAGCGTTGACCGTCGTGGTGAGCGCCAAGACGGACGGCGTGACCGTCGCCCCCGCCGTCTCGGTCGGGGCGTTGACGACAACTGGTTGGGCTACAACCGTCGGCGTCGCGGTCGCCCCCGCGGTAGTGGTCGGGGCGTTGACGACCGTCGTGAGGGCTACGACGGCGGGCGTTACCGTCGCCCCGGCCGTCTCGGTCGGCGCGTTGATGACCGTCGTGAGGTTGACGACCGCCGGTGTTGCGGTCGCGTCGCCGCCGCCAACGGCGGTCGGTTTGAGGAAAAGGAGAAGGCTCATGAGGGAGGCCTCTCCGTCACGGTCAAGTCTCGGGCCGAATCTCTGCGGCCTTGAACCACTCGGTTCGGACCGGGCCGGCGTCGGGGTGGTCGACCGTGTGCCCAGAGTCGAGCTTCACTAGGTAGAGGTAGTTGTCGCGGCGTGCCGCTTCGGCGTTGTAGGTGACGACCCGCCCTGGGTGGCCGCGGACCACGACACGATCACCCGGCTCGTAATGAAGCGTCTTGGACATCGGGACTCAGTCCTGTAGAAGGTGGACGATCAGCTTCAAGTCTGTCGCAGCGGCGTACACGGCGTTAGCGGTACGAGTCTCGATTAGACAGAAAAGCGACGTCGACCCAGAACACGTGTAGCCCATGCCGACGTTGGTGAGGGTCGTGACCCGGTTGGCGCCCACGTCGTCCATGTCGGGCATGAGGACGTGGCCGATGTAGTTGCGCTGGTCGGCGTCGGACACGGCAAACGCGGCGTTGTCAGACGCTGGGGTGACGGACGCCTGGTAGAAGTGGAGTCGGTAGCTGGTGCCGACGTCGCCCTCGTCCATTAGGACGATCGACTGGATGACGCCGGTGCCGCCGGACACCTTCGCGGCGTTAGTGATCGTGAACTGGCCGCCCGCCTGGTCCCCGATCGCGTACGCCGTCGTCGCGGTCGTGAGGCTCGCCGATGTCGTCGAGATGCGGGCGGCGTTGGGTCGGGCGACGACCTGGAGGACGCCGCGGGTGTCGGTGGTGGGCGGAATGTAGTCGTCGTCGGTGGTGGCGAGCGCCGTGAGGGCGTTGGCGTCGGAGCGGCGGACGGCTAGGAACATGACGCCGGTGTCGCCGGTGGTGTGCCCCGCATCCTCGGCTTTGCCTAGGTTCGTGGCGCCGGTGCCGGGCACGACCGACGTTCCGATCGTCGCGATGTTCCCCGTCGAGTCGGATGCGATCGTGACGCGCTGTACGCCGGTTCCGGCAACGCCGTTGCCCATGGTGGGGGCGACGCCGTTGATCTGGTCGACGTTCGTCGAAACCCAGAGGCGACCGGCGGACATCTGCAAGAACTCGTAGTCGCCGTCGGTGCCGGACGTGTTCGCGGGGGTCGCCTTGCGGATCGCGAGGGCGCCGATGCCTCGGTCGCCGTCACCGGACGGAAAGTCTTCGACCTGGAAGTAGCCTGGGTCTCCGAAGGCACCGGCGCCGATGTTGCGGACGTAGAGGCCGATGTCCGTAGCGCCGGACGTCTTGACGTTCGTGATCGTGATGGGCAGCGTCAGGCTGGTGGTGAGCGCCGCCGACGTGCCGGTCACGACGTGGCGGAGGGCGTTGTCGATGATGAACTGGATCGTGTTCGCCGTGTAGCGGATCTGGTACGAGTGGTAGTTCGTGTCCATCGCGAATGTCGCCACCGACCACGAGCCAGCGGCGGTCGCGGTGGCTGATCCGCCCTTGACGTAGACGGCGTTGAGCGTCGTGCCGGACAGCTCGAAGTAAGCGCCTTCTTGTGGGGTGGTGCCCGACACGGTGAACATGCCGATCCGGCGGATGTCCCCGGCGGTGCCGGTGTCACCGAAGCGGACCGCCGAGTTCATCCACGCGTAGGCGCCGGGCCGGTAGGCGATCGTCGGCCCCACCACCTGCGCCGACCCGTTCGTCGCGGTCGACGTCAGGAACCGGCCCTCGCCGGACGTGGAGGTGATGGTGCCGCCGTTGGCGGTCGACTGCGTCCAACGGGCGTCGATGCCGTCGGCTAGAGAGTCGGCCCAGATCGTGTACTTCTGGTTGACCTGAAGGCCGTCGAGCGTGTTGCCGGGCGTCCGGTCCCAGGTGGTGCCGTTGAACACGTGGTCGGCGGCGCCGACGATCGGGGTCGTCGGGTTGGCGGTGCCGTCCGCTAGGGCGGCGTTGGTCGGCAACCACCCGGCGAACGTGGCGGTGCCGTCCGTGCCGACCAGCACTTTGAATAGCTGGGCGTGGCGACCCGAGCCGATGTCGTCGGTCGCGACCGTGTAATCGGTGAGCGTCCCATTATCGACGATGACGTCATCAGCCATAACTCGACTCCTTTACCTCATCCGCGTCGGGCGGGTCGGGACGCCACCCCATGTGGCCTGCCGAATCTCGACGGCCGACAAGTTGTAGTCCTCGAGCCCGGGGGCGGTGAGGTTCGTCGTGTACGACCCCGCGTACGGGAGGCCGTTGACTCGCCACACGTGGGACGTGTAGTCGCCGGTCGGGTTGTGCTCGGCGAGGATCGTCTGGTTCGTTCCGGCGGTACCTAACCCCGCTTGGGCCCAGTCGCCCACGATCACGAGTATGAGCGATCCGTGGCGGGTTGTCGTGATCGTCGCGGACGGGGTACCCGAGTTCGAGTTCGCGGTCGCTGTTTGACCCTTGAAGGTTGTTTCGGAGCCCTGGATGACCCGCACGTAGAGGGTCATGCCGCGGTTCGTGGCGTCGGTGCGGGTCGCGGTGACCGTCTGCGACTGTGATGTTGGACAGTTGACCCACGACCAGATTGCGGGGCATTCCTGGGTGTTCGTGTTGATCGCCGTGTTCCACGTGCCCAATGTGGGCGTGGCCGACATGGTGATCGTCCCGCCGGTCGCGGACCCGTTGAACACGACGCCCGCCCAGATTTGGCATCCGGCTGGTGGCGTGAAACTAGCGGTCGTGACCGCCGTCCCGGTCGTCGTGATCGTCGCTACCGCCGGGGACGACGAGTGGATATTGAGCGGCACTACGCCTCCGCGGTGATCTGGAGGGCGAGTACCTGGTCGATAGTGGTGAACCCGGTCGCGTTGCGGAACTGGGTGGCGGTGAACGTCGTGTCGCCCGCCTGCATCGAGGGTGTGCGTTGCGCTGTGCCGTCCGGGAACCCGATGACCACGCGGGTGTAGAGGCAGTCGGGGTCGCGGTGTACGACGATGCCGTTCTGGATGGCCCTAGTCGAGTTGTTGAACGGGATCGTGATCGACAGGTGGCGGCCCATGTTGTCGGCGCCGGAATCCCAAACGTAGGGGGATACAAGGGTGTCGCCCTTTGCCATCAGACCGGCTCCTTTGCTCCGATGTATGTGGTCCCCGGGGACGTCCCCGGCCACCCCTTTGCTGACAGGTTGACGCCGGTGCCGTCGGCGGGGCCGCCGATCGCCGGGCGGTACGAGCCGTCGAGTGGGACCATTGTGTTGCTATGCGAGCTGTGTGCGTCCCACGCCATGTCCGTCTGCCACGTTGAGAAAGCGGTGGTCACGGAGGCGGTGGTGCCGTTAGCCCGCGTCGACTCGATCGCGAACGCTTCGAGGTTGTCGCCTCGGCGGTAGAGGTTGTAATCGAAGTTCTCTAGGCCGCTGTTGGCGTTGGCGTGCCGGTAGACCCGCATCTCGGACCCGGGCATGTTGATGATGTTGTTGTACGCCTCGTGTATTCCCAGGCCGGGCGAGTCGCCGTGGTAGGCGTAGTGGTTCGTGCCGACCAGGCCGGGCGCGTAGTAGGCGACGAACGTGTTGTTGTAGATCTTCCACGGGTCGTCGAAGTCTGGGACGCCGTGCGAGCCGACAAGCGGCGGATGCTCGTAGCCGACCGTCGAGTTGTCGGCGGGGTCGTTCCCGGGGACCGGTTTCCGCGACCAGAAGATCAGGTTCGTGTTGTCGAACACGTTGTGATGGAGGTACACGGTGTCGGGTGTGTTAGCGGCGTCCGAGCCGGACCCGTCGTGCGAGACGCCGGCCCCTAGCCACGTGTTGTGTCCGTACTCGATGTCGTATGCGGCGGACCCCATCTGGCAGCCGTCGTCCTGGGATTTGTCGAGCAGACAGTTCGTGATGGTGATGCCGTGGTTGTTGCCCAACATGAGCAGCGAGTCGAAGGCGCCGATGATCGTGCAGGCGTTGACGGTGTGACCGTGACTCGACTCGAAGCTGATTCCGCCGGTGCGGGTGTCCTTGCCGGGTTCGACGCCGGACTTGATGTCGGACCGTGCGCGCCACGACGCGTTCTTCATGTCGATGGTGCAGGTGTCGAACGTCCACGCGTCGGCGTCGAGTCGTGCCCCGAACCTGTTGGGGATCATCGTGACGTTCTCGACGTTGACGTGTGCGCCTAGGCCGCCGAAGGTGGTCCAGTGGTGGCGGCACTCGAACCCTTCGACCGTTACGTAGTCGCCGCCGATGTTGAACCCACCGTTGTTGGGGGAGATGAAGATGGTGTGGTTGCGTGGGTCTAGGTCGCTGAACACGTACGGCGGGAACGAGACGTTGTTCCATTGCGC